GATCCGTCTTTGTTGATTGGAATAAGCGTAGGAGTCATATTCTTGCCATTCCATTCAAGGATAGCAATACCCATCTGCCAATTGGCTACAGTTCGCGTATAAGAGGCTTTTGCCTTATTCATAAGGTTTCCTACCTCAATGCCATATAAAGGTCTGTAATGACCTCCTATGCCCTCAGAATAGGCACTCATGCCCAGTCTATGAGTGTGCCCAATAACGCAAGATTTGCCAGTTTTACGAGCCAAGTTAAGGGAAGTCATGCCAGCGTTTGGATTAGCGTTGCCCTCATCGCCATGAGCCAAAATCCAGCCCTTTTCAAATTCGTAGAATGATTTGTGGAAAGTGATGCCTAAAGTTTCGAAGTCCATAAACTTGGCGTATTGCAATTCAGGCAAGGAAAGCATGCCCGGAACTTTTAGAAGCGTGTTGTAAAGCCTGTCGGTATGGTTTGACCTAACAATATGGGCTTCTTTAGCATTCTCAGTTAATGACCAAAGAATTTCTTGAGTAGCTGTGCGATCTTGATCAAGGGTTTGCTGATAAGCCAAAGGTGTTTTCTCAGCCCATCGAGAAATGGTTTGAAAGTCAATTTCATCGCCAACGCATAAAACGCTATCAAACTTCTCACGGCGTGCCAGTTTGATGACATTCTTTACAGCTGCTTCATGGTGGTATGGGATTTGTAAATCTGAAATTACCAGATATCGCTTAATCGTCATCCTCATCGTCAGTTGGATCAATGGATGGAATGATTCCGCCATCGCCTACGATCCAATCAGGAAAAGTTTTTTGTTCAGTCATTAGCCAAAATGCATGTTCAGGCGTGAATCCTGCTTTTCTGGCTGCTTTATAGCATTCGTGTAGAGCCGTGTAATGCTGATCTATCTTGCTCAACGGCTCAGGAGAATGGCGAACTACTCGACGATTGATCTTTTTGCGTTTAGAAGGTTTTCGTGTGTTCGCCATAATTAAAATTATGACTTACTGATTAAGACAAAGAGATCATCGACACGCTTTTCTAATCGATTAATTTGATCCTTTATTGATGCCCCACCATTCGGTTTGAGTTCGGCTAGATAGGATTTAATAACCCAACGCAGAGCCAGCAATAAACTGCTTGCGATTGCGCATCCGCCAACGGCGATAGCGACCCAATCGTTTGGTGTCATTTGCGATCAAGACCATAATCAGCTTCTTTGGCAGAAGTAGGATCAATGGCTTTGATAAATGGAGCGATTAAAGCACCAAGCAATACTGCATACTCAGGCTTAATATCTCCTACGATTGCAAGAGCCACAGTAATTCCAGAAGCTGCTACAGCTCTTAAATATGACTTGATTGCTGATTTTTGTTTATTGGTTAGTTTCATTCTTGCTCCTTATCTGGAATGTCGATTTCCTCGACAATGTTGTTGTTTGGTTTGGATGGGTCAAAACCACCAAGTCCATAAGTAGTTATTCTCATTATGCCACCCTATAAGAAAGTCGAAAAGCAAGAGAGCTTGATACTGGAGATGATGCATTAGCAAAAGCTCCAGTTACTGATGCTTGTGAATACGATACTTGATTTGAGAATGAGCTACTCGTCATAAAATTCATAATAGGAAGTCCAGCAATAGCACTATTAGAAATGCCATAATGAGTATTAGTTGCTGCGGCAGTCTGACTGTTAAATGCTAACCAATAAATTGTTCCTGCTGATAAACTTTGTGAAATTGTAATTTGAACAGTTTGATTTACTGTTGTTCCCGAACCAGTTCCAGCATCTAAAATTAAATTGCCGGGAATACCATTATTGTCAGCGTATATTCCCATTCTGACGGTCGATGTTCCAGAAAATGTTGAACCGGTGATAAAAGCAAGTCTATCTAAAGTTACAGCATTAGGAACAAAAAATGGATGATAATAAGTTGTGTTTGTAACGGGAGTTACCGTTGCACTGTAATTTCCATTAGCATAATAAGCACCTGATCTATATTGTAAAGTTGCTAATCTTGGTAACAAAGAATCATAAGCAGTTTTAACTGCATTAGGAGTAGCAGCGGTTGTTGTGGATGTTGATGATACTGAATCAGTTAATTGCAATACTCCAACAGCAGATGTTGTGCCAGTAGATACTGAAAGGTTTGCAGCTGATGAAGTGCCAGCATTTGTAATTGGTGCATTGACTGTTACAACACCTGATGAGCCTTGTGCGCCTGTTGCACCCGTGTCGCCTGTTGCACCCGTTGCTCCAGTATCGCCTTTAACGCCTTGAATTCCCTGTATGCCTTGAGATCCAGTCGCACCTGTTGCACCCGTTGCTCCAGTCGCACCTGTATCGCCTTTAGCACCTTGAGACCCAGTATCGCCTTTATCGCCTTTTAATCCTGTTGAACCAGTTGGACCTTGTGCACCTTGTGCACCTGGATTACCTTGAGTTCCCTGTAAGCCTTGTGGACCTTGCTCTCCTTGTGGACCTTGTGGTCCTGCTGGACCTTGTGGACCTTGTGGTCCTCCAGCATCACCCTTCTCACCTTTATCGCCCTTTGGACCAGGAAAAAGGTTATTGGAACTAATCGTTACTCTACCCATTATTTACCACCTAGCATCGGGATATTAAAGAATGAGCCATCCGCATCACCTTGTTTGGTAAAGCTGATATGGCAGTGATGATCGTGCTTATTAAAGCCAGTGTAAGAACGCCACTCCCAAGATTTTTTAGACGATGCGATTCTTCCTGCAAAGATGATGTAACTAATTCTTTTCTCGCCAGACTTTGCTGCGATTCGAATTTGCTCAGCAAGATAGGGCATGACATCGGGTTTGGCTTTTCCAGATAAATCTCTGTCAATATCGATTGCCCTAACAATGCCGCTACTTGCATCTGGAATGTGATCAGAGTTGCCAGCAGACATGTGTCTAGCATCAGCGATCCACCCATCGGATGCCCGATCTCTGTCCGGAAAACAATCATCAATCTGCTCTCTTAATTGAATTGCAGATTTACTAAGAGAAGGTTTCATTAACGCAGATAAGATTTAAGTTCTTTAGTTAATGACTTTGAATATGCCCATTTGGCAATATAAGCACCAGTGCCATCGCTATCATCTTGAAGAAATATACCTAATTTGCGCCAATCAGTAGTTGGATCTAGTTCTGGATAAGCTGCAAGAATCAATTCATTAAGTTCCATATTATGCTCCTAAATAGTATGCGCTAAATTGATACTTGGAGAAATCTCTATTTGCTCCTGAAGTTTGCCAAGCAAATAACTCTATGTAATCACCAACAGATAAATTCTTGATAACTGGCATTACCCCAGTCGGACCAGTAGCACTTGCATGTATGTTAAATTCATAGGCAACTGATCCATTTAAATAAAGGCTCAAAGAGCGTGTTCCTGTGGTATTTAGATCAAGACCTATCAATGCGTTGATTTGATACTTTCCACCCTTACCAGATGGAATAGTTATTCTTGATGTATTAGTTGAGTTGTCGTGAAAACTATTGGTGTCAAAATCTTCAGTTGTAAATGTCAAAGCAGTTTGAGTATTTGATGTAATTGATTGAGTTGAACCAGTTAAAGAAACTCCGACAAAACCACTGGCAGGAGTTGTCCAACTAAAATCCAAATCGGCATTTGTAGCCTTGCTTAGAACTTGACCTGTTGTGCCACCTTTAAGATCAAGCAGCGATGTATCAATTGCAGATCCAAGTGTGCGAATGGCTAATGCGCCATTTTTGACCAAGTCTGTGTTATCTGGGGTTGTCCACCCAAAGTTTGTTGTTGTTGCCATATTACGCTATTACTCCTATCGCAGTCTGCCAGGTCATAATAGCAGATAAAGTGTTCCAATTCTCGGAGGCATTGACCTCTGACCAGTCTTGGAAGACGGCTGAGAATTCGATTGGGCTAAGGTTAATTGTTATAAATAATTCATTAAATGAGGTGCTCCAATTCCAGCCTTCAACATAACCTTCAAAGAATCCCTCAGCTGAAATCTGAGTTGGTAGGTCTGTTATGCGGATTGGCTGACCAATGAAAATACCCAATAGGGCATCCCTATCGGCATCATCTAATTCTGGGTTAGTTATTGGGAATGTGATTGAATCAAAATTGGCTTTTGGGTAGGCACGAAGTGAAATGTATCGATCGGCTACATCTTGAGCATCTGCATCGTTATGAATAGTTGAATTAATAGTTTCGGCTTTGAAACCGTAAGTTCCAATTGAGGTTGTATCTGCAGCTGTTTTTTGTTTATTAAAATTTGTTCCATAATTAATGGCAACCGAGTTTCGGACATCGCCAATTTGAGTCTTTGTGGCTAGTCCTGATCCAATAGCAGTATTGGCTGAGATTTCTACAAAGCCATTTGCAGCTGTATAACTTTGTCTGTGTGAAGCATCTGCATAACCTAGATTGCCTTGACTATCCTCATATAAATATCCAAAGGCAGAGTTAGCAATCAAGGCTGCTATATTGTAAACAATATCTTCAGAATTGCCACGACTTTGCATAATGTATTGACCAGGCTGATCGATTTCACCAAGTCCAAGATTTGCAGCTAATGCCCATGTTTCTGTGGCTGAGTAAGTAGCCCATGTATCGGATGCGGATAAACCATTCCAGTTGTCTAATAAGTATTGGCTCAGGAGTTCATAAATCTGATCGCCGTCTTTATCTTGAGCAAGAACTCCTGTGCTTATGATCTTTGCTAATTTAGCCAATGAACCAAGCGCGATAATGGTATAGGCAAGAACTGTTGCAGCAGATCCAGTTGCTCCAACGCTTGTTGTAATATCTGTAACATTTCCACCAAAGATTGTTACATAAGATCCAGTGCTGTTTTTGATCTCTAGTTGAACGCCATCATTTACTTGAATATCGTAAGTTTGATTGTTTAACGCTAAAACATCTATTTGAATATAAGATGGGTTTGGTTGTTGATAAATATCTGTTCTACCAGCCTCATGGCTAATATCTGAAATGGTTACATTTGTGTAATCCACTCCAGCAATTTTCAAACGCCATACCGGGCTAAATGAGGTCATTAGTTGCCTCTAACACTTGTTCCAGATAACGCTGGGATTGATCTTGCTGATGATTGAGATAGAACTTTAGCCACAGCTCTTGAAGCACCCTCAGAATCAATTGTTTTAACAGTTATGTTATTGATCGTAGTTCTGTTTTCTCTAGCATTAGGATTTGTTGTAAGAGTAGGAACAGTTTGACCAAGCATTGTTCCAGTTAGTGAAGGGTTTGAAATATAGCCAACATCTTCACCTGGCTTAATTAAATTAACTACTCTGATTGCTTGGTTAGCAAACTCGACTAATAAACCAACGGCTTCTCTTACTAATGTAATAAATCCTTGAATTAAACCACCAACAAAAGCAATAGTCTTTCCAAAGGTTTCTGCGCCTTTTTGACTTTCGTCTAGGCTTGCACTTAATCCTGCATCTCCAGTTAATCCAGCAATAAATGCGTTAAGTGTAGGAATGCCAGTTTCGTTTAAGAATGTTATGAACTTTTCAACTTGTGGCAATAGGGCATAACCTAATGATTCTTTGGCTTCATCAAATCCAACTTTTAACCGATCAATTTTGCCCTGAAATGTTTCAGCATTCTTAGCAGCTGCGCCACCATAAAGGTCAGCAAGTTTTTGTTGAACCTCAGTAAATGTTAATGTTGATAATTCAGCCTTTGATAATCCAAGTCCTAAACGACCAAGTGAAACTGTATTTCCATCCTGAGCTTTACCAAGTGCATTGGCAACTTCTTCCAAGCTCTTTCCTGATCCCTTTGAAATATCTAGGGCTAGGGTTAATAATTCTTGTGCCTTTACTGTGTCCTTTGTGGATACGGCTAATCTCTGGAGTGCTGGGCGTAGTTCATCATCAGCAACACCAGTTGCTAAAGAGGTCTTGAGGATCATGCTCTCAGTAGCCTTTATTTGGTCATCTGTTGCCCCTGTGGCGGTCTTTAATGCCCCTGCTAACCTAAACTGTGCAGCCTCATCAGCAATAGCGGCTTTGACACCATCAACGGCTAATTTAGTGCCATAGGCAACGGCAGCAGCACCCGCAACAGCAAATGCGGCAGCAGCCTTCTTTCCAAAGTCTTGTAACTTAGTTGAGTTATCTTCTACTGCATTATCGGCTTGGGCTAACTTCTTTTTTAGATCATCAACATCAGCAAGGATGGATAATTTAAGCGTGCGATTACCAGTTGCCATTATGCCCACTCTTTCAAAATACGATCAAAGGCTAATTCCCACTTGTTGATCAATTCAGGCTGAATTCTGCGAAGGGTTGGATAGATAAACCAGCCTCTTGAACCTCTGCCTTGCCGTCCTGAATAAGAAGGGAACTGCTTGAACTTATTAGAACCAAACTCATAACCACCCCATAGGGTTTGTGTTGTAGCACCACCCGAAAACTTTTGGCGTGCGAAACCATAAGAGAACTCACCGATTTTTGACGATTTGCTAATCGATACGCCATCCGCAATTCTTTGCGCTGCTTTAGTTCCCTTTGTTCTTGTTCCAGCAGCTTGTTTAATTTCTTCTGATGCATAATACGCCAAAGCAGCAGATTGAGTTCTTGCTTCTTCTGTTGCTTGGTCATCCATAAGTTTGAACGCTTTGAGAACATCTCGAAGATCGGATTTGTCATAAGCAATTTTTGTTTCATTTGCCATTCCTATCCTCCAATACTTCGATCGCTGTTAAAATATCTTCCGCATCAACCCATTCACTCATTGGTATCTGTGTGGCTATTGCCAACTCAACTAATAAACGACTTAGGCTTCCTGCTTGATGGCTTTTGGGTTTGCATCACCACGAACAACATCCCAATCGGCAACTGTTTCCACCCATGTTTCCAAAGGTAAAACTGGCTTTCCAGCAGCTTCTCGTTTATGAGCGTGATACGCCAAGAACATCAATCCTGATATTCCTGCTTTATCATCCCAATCTTTAATGCTTAATCCTGTGTGCTTTTCCCATTTAACCCACTCAGGAGTTTTGGCAACATAGATTGCTTCTTCCCCTGAGTTATATGTAATTGTTATTGTTAGTTTCATTTGTTTGCTCCCGTTGTTTGTTATTAGCTAACTGTTAAAGTTGGCTTTCCTGTGCATTGTAATGTGAATGAAACCTGTTGTGCATCTTTACCATTTCCAGTTGGATTTGGGAATGATGGATATAGGCTTCCTGTAAATACTGCACCTGTTGCTGCTGTGAATGAATACGATAATGCTGTATCTGGTGCTGATGATGCTGCTGCCCATAGAAGCTCACATACTGAGTAAGCTGCTCCGACAGATGCGCCCCAATCGGCAAGAATGGTTAGATCCATTGTTGCATCTGTATCAACTGTTTTGAATACGCGACCATCAAGAGTTTCATACGCTTGACGATCTAAAGTTGTGTTTAACGCAACTGAAAGTGCTTGGGCATCGTATGACTTACTATCGATAGTAAGAGCCAAATCGCGCCCTGTGATTACTGTGGTTGCCACTTTGATCTCCTTTAGGTTTGGTTGTAGTAAGTCGAAACTCTAATATCTGCAATTAGCAGAGTTGATGCTCCTACTTGACTGACTGTTGGTCTTTCGACTGAACTGACTTCATATCCGCTTGGGATAACTGCCAGAACGCTCATTAGAAGTTGCTCGATATTATCTAGCGATGCTGGATTGCT